GGCAGGACTCGAACCTGCAACCTACAGATTAGAAGTCAGTTGTTCTATCCAGTTGAACTACAAGTGCTTTAAGTCTTTCTTTTTTTCTTGATAGATTTGTTAGAATTTCTGGCAAAAGAACTATTCTTTTTACCATCTCTTACACGCAAATTACTGCGCTTGTTGCTGCCTCCTTTACTTAGAGGTTTCTTATGATCAACATGCTTACCATCGCCTTTCTTAACAAGACCTACACGTTCTAACATACGCCTTGCTTTATTTCGCAGCACACGTTTCTTAATATTTTTAGGTTTACTTTTTGTTACTTTGTTTTCTCTTTTATAATCTCTTGCCATATTAAGTCTCCTTTAAAGTTAGTAACTATTTATACACCACAACTGCCACAGTTCTTTTTACACCCATCAAAGTTTATAGGACACAACCATTTAGAGTGTGTATTATTATCATTATATTCCACTATCCTTCTTACTTGTTAATGACACCTTCGTATTACTTTATATCAGTTTAAAGTAATATGAAGCTACCATGCCGGAGAATCGTAGTCTCTGTCCTTCTTATACGATGCAAAACCATCTAGTCCGTATGCTGGGCAGACCATAATCTTTTCAGGCAAACCCATACTATCCTTATCACCTGCTTCACCGCAGATAAAAAACATACCAGTCTTTTCAGCCATTGCGTGTTTCAGAATAGTCTCGTACTTCCCAACCTTCTTACGAAGGAGCAATACTTCTTCATAGTAATCTTCAACCATTGTTATACTCCGCAGCTTCCACCGTGACCTGTAATGTCACAGATGTCATGCGTTTCCAGACCTTCCTCAAACTCTTCACCAAGCTTTTCTACAGCTTCAGAATACGACACCGAAGATAGAGGCTGTCCTCCCCTACATCCATCAGGGTACACCGTGAAACCTCGCAGCCTGTGAGCATAAGAAGCAAGAGTATCAGTAAACTCTTCAACTGTATCTTCATTGTTAAGCTTACTCCCCCACTTAGGCAGATTGATTGTGCTGCTGATAGACATATCAACATAGTCCTGTACATCTGCCTGAAACTTCATGCGTCTCTGATAGTCTTCTGCAAGATCAAGTGCTGACTCAATGTTCTCTGGATCAATACCATAGAGATCAATGATCTCCTGTGCTGCACTGTCCACCACGTACTGATAGTGCCAACGATTACCACCCTTCAGATACCTGCGCTTATAAGCAACAGCAAAGATAGGCTCTACACCTGTGGATGTTCCTGCAAGAATACCTATTGATCCAGTTGGAGCAATGGCACGATTAGCGACAGGACGGCTACAGCCAAGAGTATTACTAAAGTCGGCACTAACGTGATCACTAACCCCTTTATAAACTGATAGCCACTTGTGAAGACCTTCCGTAACTTCATACTTCTCTCCTCCCTTGATAAGCCATTCATGCATACCCATCAGGCCAAGACCGAGCCTACGATTTTTATCTCTGGTTTTATAAATCTTATCATAGGGAAGCTTGGCTCTGAGTGTGCCGCATAGAAGAAACTTAGTAGCAAGCTCTACGCAATCTGCAAACTCTTTCAGATCGTCAATACGCCCCATATTAATAGAACCAAGATTACAAACATCAGAATCATCTTCAGATGTAACCTCCGTGCAAGCATTACGCAGCGTCTCATTTTCCTTGTCAAAAAAGTTAAACGAGAAGCCCGGTTCTGCTGTTGATAGTGCTTGTCTAACATTTGTTTTGAAAACATCTCCTGTATCTCCCGTCTTCCAATAATTAAGCAACCATTCTGTGTCATAGTTAACGCTGATGTTTGTCATGTCCAGCGGTGCAACAAAGTTAAAGTCTTGTTCCTTTACCTGACCAATGGAGAAACCTGTATCCCCTACTGGCATATCATACCAGTTCTTACTGGCAAGAAACTTATCTACATCGGCATGTTTCCAGTTAAGGCTGGCATAGATAGCAGACCTACGACTACCACCCTGCATAACTCTTCGTCCAATTTCATTGACCATCTGCATCTTTGGTATGGGGCCGGAAGCAAGACCACCTGTACCATTCAGGATACGTCCTTCCTCACGGTACACAGAGTAGTCCACTCCGATACCACCGCCTGTCATAAGACAAGACTCAGACTTCCAAGAGATGTCAGCCCAATCTTCTCTGGTATCCTCCTCTGCTTTGAGAAGGTAACAGTTATTAAAGAACTTGTTCTCACGTCCTGCATAATAAAGATAACGACCACCGGGAATAAACTTCAGGTCAGTGATCATACGTTTCAGTTCGTCCTTGTCGTCCTTACTTAGATAGTCCTGACACACATCGTCTACCAGAGTAGATGACAGTGCATCCCATGTCTCGCACCCATGATGGGCATACTTGTGTTTGAAAATGTCTTCGCTAAACTTGGAGCGAAACATCGGGTTCTCATTAGATCGAAATTGTGGCATAGCTTTGTTCCCCTTTAATTGTCGTATTCCATTTCCAATATGAGTTGGGCATAGTGGATCGCTTTTTCTATATCCTTTCTCCCCTCTCCTTTTGTGCGGTGTCGAGTAATGTATTTTATCACATTCCCCTCCAGATAGTCAAGCCCATTTGCATGGATATATTCTACTGGTTGTATCTTGCATCCCTTGTAGTGTTGTCCCCCTACTTGTTGTTCAAGTGCCTTCTCTTGTTTCATACGTCTGGCATAATAATCATAATTTCTTTCAGTGTTTGGGTAGCTTGGTTCATCATAGGAAAGAGTTAAGCTTTCTTCTGATTTCATTTGCGTTCTCCGATGTTACAGTTTTAAGAGCGAAGCTTCTTACTACTTTGGGTTCTAATCCTGCAAGCTCACACGTTGACTCAAAGTTTTCACAGGTTACTCCAATAGAACAGAAGACCCATGCGCTTGCCTGATCACGATGCAGCACTGTCTCTAAACTTTCAGTGGGTTCTTTAGGTTTGGATAAGTCTAACAAAGCCTGAAGGATTATGGCAAGATGTAATGTCTTGTCTGAATCTTTCTCAGTTAGATCGTACAGTGTACCGAAGTCAGGAATATCATTCATCTTCGGGCCACTCCTGTACCGGACGATAGTACTTACCACCTACATAGTTATTGTAATAGGCAGGTTCATCCGTTCCCTCTAGCTTCGCTGTAAGAACTTTATAGATCATCTGAAAATAACATTCATAGTATCGAAGGCTCCTCTTGTTTTTATACTCACCAATAACTGTACGCATTTTAGCTTGTGCTTCAGGTGTTGCTAAAGTTTTTTTAAGAGAAGCTGATGCCTTATCTTTAGATTCGTAGCTATGAGTTTTCCCTTCAAACGTAATCCAAGGACAGTCTGCTCTTCTTTTTTTAGCAGCAACAACCATCTTGGCTCTTACCTCTGCACTGTGAAACTCAGGGGTGATAAACTTTACAGAACCTATCTGACCATTGTAATACAGTCGCTCACCACAGGGCAGAAGTTCCGGTGAGAGTACATCATTGTCTGTCTGGAAATGTACCTCACCGCTTACCACCCCACCTCTTGTTTTATAGTTACAGATAATCTCAAAGGTAAACTTATCTTTACCAAGACGCTTCATGTCTTCTTTGAGTGGCTTGCATGATCCTGCATACACTCTCCAGTTAGATTCTCTGACACGTTTTCTTTTCCTATAGGTATGGTAGAACTTCCTACCAATATATTTCCTGCCACTGACAGTGTTTGTTATAAGGTAAACAAAACCATAGTATGTATCAGGATCTACCTCGCCAACCCAATGATGTTTCTCAGACACTTAAACCGAGACTTCCGGTACGTCAGGCTGCTTCGCTACCTGCGTAAGATACCGCCTACCCTGCGAATACTTGAACGCACGTAGCCCCTGACCGCCGTTAGCATCCGACCAACAGTCTCTCTTATGCTCACAATAAACACAACCAACAGCAAGCTTACGGTTGCCAGACTTACCATCAGGTAAATCGGAATAGCACTAATCAGGTACGGCGTCAGCAGCAACCACTGCTTTAAGATGTTTAATTCTTTCTTTAGCATTGATCATATCCATACTGTGCAGTTGAGAGAGACATACCTCACCAGTAGATTTATTAATAGCAAGGAAGGCAGCACGATCCAAACCATTAGCTGTTGCGTAGGCAGATACCTGGGCAACATAACCAAAAGGATCGTACTCTGTTAGCCTATTGTACTTGAACTTATCAAACCCCATACCACTGGCAGACTTAACATCAACAAGGACGCCATCAATAATTGAGTCCTGATGACCAACCACACCCTCCAAAACAACTTCTTTCTGCTGATCTATGACCGTATGTCCTGCCACTGTGGCACAGAGAAGTAGAAGCTCCTCAAGAATATATCCATAGAGAAACTTAATCCTTGTG